GGATTGCGCCATGTAAGGCATTGGACGCCAGATGACGTTGTTGGTGCGTGCCATCATTGTCTGGTCTGTGTTGTAGACCGAAACGTGACGAGACAAGACCAGCAAGTCTTGGAAACCTTCGAGGATGTCTTCAAACGCTACGCGTTCTTCTTTGGAAAAGCTATTGGCCATGATGGGCTCCTAAATTAAAAAATTGTCATTTGGAAGCTGCTCGCTTCTGCTGCTTGTACTGGATGACTTTCGTCATGTTTCCAGTACGAGCCGCTTCTTCTCGCAGCCGTTCAAGGGTTGAGTCCACCGCCCCAGATACTCGGCCAGTTCCTGACACGATTCTCTCGGGTGGCGGGGCTGCCCTGCGGTTGGTAACTTTCAATTCTTTCTCCAGTTTCGCTACCGCAAAGGCAAACTTTACGGGGTCTTTAATGTCGGACAGCTCTTTTGCCTTCTTCGGGTTTTTACCGAGTGCGTAGATGACGAGCGCAGGATTATCTGCACCTTGGAGCACCACGCCTTGCTGGGTGATGTTGAACAACTCTTGGGCCACGGCCTCAGCGTCTTCAAAATCTTTGACTCTCAGCTCGGCTTTCGCCTTGCCGTAGCCATCCAGTTTGGCTTGCCATGCTTTTTGCTGATTCATAACTTCAGCTTCTTGCTTGGCATTTAACTCATCGGCTTGTCGCTTGCGCTCAAACCAATCAGCCAGTGCTACCTCGAATTTGTCAGCGTCATAGTCATGTTCTTCAAGGGTTGGCTTCTTGCCCAGCGCGACCGGCTTGGTCTCAGTCTGTGCGGTGCTTTGCAGCTTTCCTTGCAGTTCACGGTTTTGTCGTTGCAATTCTCTGTTCGTCTTACGCAGCTCGCGTACCCATTCAGGCGCATGAGTCTGTTCTTCGGGAGGTGGCGCTTCCTCACCAATGGATACGATCACTTCGTCGTTGTCGCCTTCGTTGTCTTCGGTGCTCTGGTCATCGTCCTGGTCGCCAGTGGATTGGTACTCGCTGGTGGTTTGCTCAGTGCTTTGGCCTTCGTCCTCAACAACGATGGTGTCATCGTCTTGGTTTTCTTCTCCTGATACTGCCTTTGTGTTCATCTTCTGACCCCATCAAACTCACCCATTAGAACGGCTGGGTGGATGCCGTTTATCACATTCTCGCGCTTTTTCATTCATCTTACAACTGGCTGAACGATCTGGCCTTGCAAAATTTCTTGAACTGCCTCTGCATTTGTGAGTGCCATGTTCTGCGCAGTCTCGTCGACCTTGCCAAGCGTCTCCAGTGTTTGAGCGCGTTTGAGTTCTGCGCTGGCCACGGTTTCGACGGTGTCGGCTCTGGCTTTGGCTGCCTTGGCAGTTTCATTCTCGGCTGCGGCTTGCAGATACATGGCATTCGGGTCTTGCGGCTTGCCCTGCATCTCGGCCATGAGTTCTTCGGCCTCCATGTCGGTTGGCTTGACCACACCCATGCGCAGGAGCTTCTTACGGAAGTAGGCATTGGCATCTCCAATGCCTTCGCCTTCCATGTTCATCATGGCCATTGCGGTCAGCACCTGCGCTGTCTCTGGGTCTTGGGTGATCTGGAGCATGCCGGTCAAGGCTCTGACAGTTGCCTGGCGTTTGGTGCTGCTCGATGGTCCTACATCAGCGATCACATCGAAGGTTGCACTGGTCAGGTCGTTTTCCATGACCACTTCGCCAGTTTCCTGATCAATAGTGGGCTTCATCAGCTCGACCATGCCAGCCTCGCCAGTTGCCGCGATGGTCTTCATCTTACGTTTGTCTTCGGTGTAGATGTCGCGTGCCATCGAGAGCCAGATTTCACCGCAGCGCTTCATGCCTTTGGCAAAGTTGCTCATGTAGATGAAGGCTTGGCCATCGACTCGGGCCTGAATCATCTCCACGGCCTTGCCTGAGATGTTGCTCACCATCTTGTCTGCGCCAGCTGGGTTGCCCAGAATGTCCTGCATGTCGGTTTCGGTGATCTGCAAGAGCGCGGCCATTGCCGGTGGGATGGCTGCACTGCGGGTGTAAGCCACAGGGCCGCTGACTGCCTGGTTGCCATTCTGGTCTGTGATCGGGTTGATCAGCAGGTACGGATAGTCCTTGAGGTTGTCCTCGGCCCACATGACTTGGTGGCCAGCGACTTGCTCAGGCGTGAGGATGGGCTTCTCGACTGAGGATAAGGCGCTGATCTCGCCCAGCTTGGACAGCTGCATGTTCTTGAGGCGCTGGGCATCTTTGGCCAGACGCACATGGCCCATGCATCGTTCGACGTTATCGACGAACCAGCGTTTTCCGTAGACGACCACGATCGGGATGCACTTGCCTGCGATGTAGCCTGCGTCTTCGAGCACTTTGCCACCCGACATAATGTACTTGTGCACGCGCTTGGTCTTGATCTTGCGCTGGCGCACTTCGACTGTGCCAATGGCTGCCAGAGTTTCTTCTAGCATTTCATCTTTGGCAAAGTCGGCTTGGGTGTAGCGTTCTTCTTCGCCTGTGATGGTTTGGAAGATGCGGATGGTCTCGGTCTTTTCCTCGACCTTGAAGTACTCGGCCACATAGACCACATCGGGAGTGCACCAGTCGAATTCGTACTGGTGGATGATCTTTGGCCAGCTTGCTGGGTCATCACCCCATGTGTCTTTGTAGGCCTGTTGCGTCATCGATGTGACGACAAAGCAGAATCTGGCATCGGCCTTGTCTTGGCGCTTGGCCTGCAAGTCAAAGAACACCGAGCTGTCAGCGTCAAAGATCGGCTCGATGCGGATGCGCTGGCGATCGTCCTCTGGGTCTTCCTCGTTTTCGTAGACTGTGCGCAAGCGCCAAGCACCAATGCCGCCACCGACTGCTTCCTCGAAGGCGTTGTCGTAGGCTTCATCGGCCACGGATGCCTGCTCGTCTGATCGGTATAGGCCATCGCAGACCTCGGCCAGCTTGTCGTTCTCCATGCCATCTTTGGACACAAAGTCGACCGTGATTCGGTTGTTGCGATATTCGTTGACCACTCGAATCACGGCCAGCATGATCTTGTTGACTTCGAACTTAGGTTTGTTCTCATACTGGTCCCAGAGTGGGCCTTCCCACTGGCTGCCTGCCAGAGAGTAGAAGCGCCTGTCTTGGAGGCATTGCAGGCGCTCATCGCGCAGTGCGCTTTGCACATCATCGAATTGCGCAAGGGCTTCGTCGTGCAGATTTGCAAGGCGTTGGTCGTTTGAGAGTCGGGCCATGTTATATCCTCATTTTGTGTGATTTTCTCACCATTTCTTTACATTTGGCAATGGAGTGAATGTTGCAGGCTTTGCAATGGCCGAACGTCTCACGCCTTCGCAAGCGTATCGCAGTGCGTCGATCACGTGGTTTTTCTTGTCTTCCAGCACCGGCAAGATTTTGCCGGTCAATGGGTCTTGCTTGTAACTGTACAGCGTCAGCTCGTCGATTGTGTGGATGCATCGAGGGTGCACCACGATGTCGTAGTTCTTCAGGAACTCGATGCCTTCCTCGACCGACTTCGGACCTTTGACCGCTGTCATGATTTTGGGAAAGCCATTCTTTTTCATGTGGCTGATCGTCTCTGGCCTGGCTGAGTCGGCCACGATTGGCCACTTCTCGGCCTCTGGCACCTGCATGAACAGCTCAGGTGTGTTGACGATCTCGCAGCCCACCATATAGGCCTCGTAGTCAATGTAGAGGGTGCGGCCAATGATGTGGCAGCGCACCAGTGTGGTCGGGTCGACTGCGAAGCCCCAGTCTGCACCGAGCCTGTGGATTGCGTCTGGTGGTGCCTCGAAGTCCTCGACGCGCCAGTTCTTAAACACCCTGGTGTTGCTGTTTGTGAGGTAGCTTCCCATCCAGACATGCTGATACTTGTCAGGGTCGCGCCTTTTGTCGTATTCCATCTCATCGCGCAGGACTTGGGGAAACCAAGGGTTGTCGGTGAAGTTGACCTTCAGGACTTGCGCGTCTTTTGGTGGTGTCGGACCGCGCAGCAGAAAGTCGACAGGGTCGTTTTGTTGGCGCGGATTCCATGTAAACCACAGCTCGGAGTCTGGCTTGCGGATGGTTGGCCGCAGCAGGTCGAGGCTGGTCTGGCTCAGGCTTTGAGCCTCCTCCACCCAAGCGCAGTCGTAACCTTCAAGCGACTTGATCGAGTCGGCTGTGTGGTTTTGCATGCCTTGGAAGATGATCATGCCATCGCCCTTGCGCGACTTGATCACGGCCTCCTGCACCTCGAAGTATGCGCCAGCATTCATTTGCTCGATCTTGGTTTCGAGCAGGCGCTTGACCGACTGGTTGAGCGACTTCTGGATTTCACGCACGCAGACGCTTCTGCGCTTCTGGTCCATGATGTGAGCCTCGATCATCAGCTCGGCAAACATGTGGGACTTGCCAGAGCCTCGGCCACCCCATGCGCCTTTGTAGCGGCTTGGCTCTAGCAGTGGCACTGCCCACTCAGGGGTTTGGAGTTGCAGGACTTTACCCATTCTTGACGATCACTCGCTCGATCTTGGCAAACTCCAGAGGCGCACCGTCTGCGCCAGTCAGCTCATGCTTCTGGGTTTCGGCCCAGCGCATTTGTGTCTTGCTCCACCAGATGGCTGCTGTAGTGTCACCTGCCATGACTTTCTGGAATAGGGTTTTCCCTACCTGCCCATTGGCCTTGGCTTTTCCGGACACCAGCTCGGTTGCGAAGTGCTTGCGCAGAGTGTCGACGCTGATTCCATCACGCACCAGCACCGCGATCTGATCGATCGGCAATCCATAACCGGATAAGGCTTCCACCTGTTTGCGCTCGGAATCGGTTGGCTCGAACTCAGGTCGGCCAGCGCCTGGCATTGCACCGCCAGTGCCTGGTCGAGCGCCTCCATGCTTTTTTACGACAGGTTTTTCTTCAAGTTTTGGTTTTTTCGTTGCCATTTTTTACCTCCGCGAAAGGTTTTCCGGTTTCTGCGTGTGTTGCGATTTTGCCAGTGAAGTCCTGCCAGCGCTTGACGATCACATCGACAAACTTCGGGTCCAACTCCATCAGACGTGCTTTTCGGTTTGCTTTTTGGCAGGCGATCAGCGTGCTTCCGCTGCCACCGAACAGGTCGAGGACGATCCATCCATCCATGCTCGACCATTCCACCATGCGTTGCACCAGTCCGACTGGCTTCATGGTTGGGTGCAGATCGCTCTTGGTTGGCCTGTCGTGGCGCACGATGGTGGTTGGCATTTGCTCTTTGATCTGCTTGAGCATGGCCACCAGCTCGTCCTTTTTCATCTTGTCGATGTCCAGATCGTCATCGATTACCGTGGTCAGGGTGAAGTCGCCACAGAAGTGGTGACCTTTGCCTTCCTTCCATCCGTAGAGGATTGGCTCGTGTTTCCAGTTGAAGTCTTGGCGCGAGAGCGTTCCACTTTGCTTCACCCAGATCAGGACTTCGGAGAGTTTCAGGCCTGCTTCGACCAAGCAGTCCGAGAAGGCTGCGCGTTCGGATTCACCGTGGGCAACGTAGATCACCGCGCCTTCGCGCATGTTCTCGAAGTACCTGGCATAGACCGCTTGCAAAAACTTTCTGAATTCTGACTTGCTCATGTCGTCATTCATGATCTTGCCTGCTTTGCCATCGACCGCCACGTTGTAGGGTGGATCGGTCCAGACGAGGTCGGCCTTGTCACCATCCATGAGCTTGGCAAGATCATCGGCCTGAGTGCTGTCACCGCACATGAGTCTGTGCTCTCCAAGCAGCCAGACATCACCGCGCTGGCTTTTTGGATGCTCTGGGATGCTTGGGATTTCGTCTTCGTCTGTGTGTCCATCGGTTGGCTCAGGTGCCATGAGTGAGGCGAGCTCATCTTTGCTGAATCCTGTGAGCTCCAAGTCAAAGCCAAGGCCTTGCAAGTCTGCCAATTCAAGTCCGAGCATTTGATCGTTCCATCCAGCGTTCAGCGCCAGCTTGTTGTCTGCAATGACATAAGCCTTTTTCTGTGCATCGGTTAGGTGATCCAATCGGATGCATGGGACTGTGTCCAGCTTCATGCTCTTAGCAGCCATGACTCGACCGTGTCCTGCAATGATCCCCCCCCCCCATCAATCAGCACCGGATTGGTGAATCCAAATTCTTTAATCGATGCCGCGATCTGGGCCACTTGCGCATCCGAGTGTGTTCGGCTGTTGCGAGCGTATGGAACAAGTTTGTCGATCGACACATGTTCGATCTTGGTTTTTGAATCGTGTGATTTTGTGGTCATACTGCATTGTCCTTCATGTTTTCAATTCGCGCTAGTTTCATGGCATCTTTTAAATCCATCCTAAGTTGTTCGTTTGCGGCCTGCTCATCTTGAAGTCGGATGTAGACCTCGGTTGCAAACTTGGCCAGCGTGTCATGTTGCCATGTTGCGAAGTTTGGGGTTTCACGTTTGTTGTTCATGTTAGTACCTGCTCACCTTTCTGTGGATAACTTTGTCCCGAATTTTCCGCATCCAGTTGCCCCTACTGCCCCTAACGTATACGTTTTAGGGGCGGGGCGGGGCGATTTAACTGGCTTTTGCCCCTAATCCCTGAAAACCCCTAGGGGCAGTCAGGGGCGATTAGGGGCGATTCTTTTCTCCATTTTTCTGCATCATCATGGCACTGACTTGGGATTCGTTGATGAAAATCCAGCCGTGTTCGAATGGCTCAATTGTTCCTGCATTAAGCATTTGAGCGATGATTCCATCCTGCCTGCTGGCCTCTGTTTTGTTCTTTGCAGTGCGTTCTGACATGCCATCTTTGACCAAAAGATCACGCAGTGATGATCTGCTCAGATAGGGTAAACCATTACGCTCTTCTGCACCAGATGACCACCATGCACGCTCAACTGTCCGGTTGTTTTCATCATGTTTGGTTGGTTTCTTGTGTGGTTTTGTGGCATTTGATTCATCATCTGGGATGGCCACGCAGGTGGTTGCAGCGCCTCCAAACTTTGTGGTTCCCATCTCAATGATCTCCAGTTTGAAGTAAATCGTGTCGCCTTTGCTTGGGAGTTCGCGCTGTTTTGTGACGGTCACTGAGCGTGTGCCATCTTTTTCTGTGACCTCGATCTCGGTGTCTATGTGTGCTCGGATTCCTGACCAGCCACGTGCGCCTTTGGCTGCGTCTTTGCCATTGTGGTGGATGATCATCAGAGCTGCACCTGTGGCCGTGGCAACTTGATCGAATCTGGCCATGACTGGACCCATATCCTCACCGCTGTTTTCGTTGGCTCCTGCGCTCATTCTGGCCAGTGTGTCGCCAATGATTAAGCGCACCGGCCTGCCTTTGATTTGTTCGACTGCTCGCACCAGCTCAATCACATCATGGGCATCTTGGTCGCCTGAGTAGAAGTTCATTGGGACTGGCACCATTGCCAAGTTCTCTAAGTTGCAGCCGTGGAATTTCTTGATGGCCTGCATGCGTGACCGAATGCTAGCTGGTGCTTCGCTGGCCAGATAGACCACCAAGCCTGGGTCTGTCTTCCTGCCATAGCACTCTGTGCCTGTGGCGATGGCTGTGGCCACTGAAAGCGCCCAGAATGTCTTGCCTGAGTTGCTGTCGCCATAGACAACCACCGAGCTGCCAATGGTCATCAGGCCTTCGACCAGTTCGTCTGGCGCTTCATAGTCACTGCCAAGCTGGTCACCAAATACGACTTTGAGCTTGTCAATTACCGCTGTGCCAGTCTGTTGGATCAGCAGGCCTGCCAGATCGTGGCCAGCCTGTGCATAATCGTTGGCATCACCGAGTATCGGAGGCATCACCATGCGTGCACCATATTTGGCGCTGGCCTGCTCTGCGTAGCGTTGGCCAACACCGCTTTGGTCATGGTCTGCGACGATCACGATGTCTTGAGTTGCTCCATACATTTCCCTGAGTGTGCCAGTGACCGGCACCAGATTGCTGGCGCTGTAAGCCACCACGACTGGCCTGTCGGTGGTTTCATGTATGGTGGCTGCCGTTGCGAAGCCCTCGGCCACGAACAGCGTGCCAGGCTCATCTAGTGAGCCTACCATCCAGAATTTGCCGCCAGTCTGACCGCCTGGGTGGTAGAGTTTGCCGCCATCCTCATCAATGTATTGCAGGGTGCTGAGTGTGCCATCTGCATCGTATAGTGGGACCATCAATCTGCCATCGCCTGTAATCCGAACACCATGTGTCTGGATTCCCTTGCGCTTTAGGTATGGGTGATCAGGATGTGCTGCACCACCACTAAGCCAAATTTTCTCAACTGTCTCGCTTGCGACTTGATGCTGTCGTTCTTGAGCTGCTTCACGCAAGACTTTTGACTCATTGATTCGTCTGGCGTGTGCCATTTCCTCAAATTCAGTCAGCTTGCGGCCAACATCAGCTCGCCATGTTATTTCCATCCCTGCACGCCAACAGCCAAACCGACCAGCTGGAATACCATCTCCAAATACCAAATACCAACCAGGCTTGTCACCATGTCCTGGTGATCCTTTTGTGCCTGATCGGAATCGATGAATCTTTCCATCCATCAATATTTCATTTGGTGGCTCAAGGCCAGCCGCACGCATTGCATCGATTAGTTGAGTCTCTGGTGGTGCAACGAGTTTTTCTGGTGGAGGTGCCCAAGGTCCACCAAGCACTTTGGAGAGGTCAGCCATGTGTCACCGCCTGCCTGTCAAAGTAAGCAAGCAGCCTGCGCACAGTCTCGTACTTTGGCTCTGTCTTGCCTTCTTTTAGGCGATACAGCGCATTGGGATGGACTCCAGCTTCACGTGCAACAACTTGCAGATTTCGGTCTGCCAGCATTGCTCTGAGTTTTTCAAGTTCAGGCATTTTTTTCACCTCTTTAAAAAAATATTTGCGTTTGGTGTTGACACTTTACCATATTTTGAGTTAAAGTCTAGCCACACCTCGAACTGATTCCCAGACGGAGGTGCAAAAAAAAGGAGAGCCAAATGGCTATCAATTTGAAATCGACCGGCAGCTTGTCTGCCAATGGAGTGAAGTTGTTGGTGTATGGACAGGCCGGTGCTGGTAAGACCACGCTGGTCAAGACCCTGCCCAATGTGATCGTTCTCAGTGCCGAGGGTGGCCTGCTGTCCATTCAGGACGCTGACCTTCCTTACATCGAGATCGCCTCGATGGACGACTTGCGCGAGGCCTTCACATGGGCCAGAGACAGCAAGGAGGCCGCAGGCTTTCAGTCGGTGGCGCTTGACTCGATTAGCGAAGTTGCTGAGGTGGTCTTGTCCCATGAGATGAAGAAATCCAAGGATGGCCGCGCAGCGTATGGCGAGATGAACAGCACCATGCAGGAGCTGATTCGCGCCTTCCGCGATCTGCCTGGCAAGCATGTCTACATGTCGGCCAAGCTGGAGAAGTCCACCGACGAGATGGGCAAGATGCTTTACAACCCAGGCATGCCAGGCAAGAGCCTGACACAAGGCCTGCCTTACTTCTTTGATGAAGTGCTGGCGCTGCGTGTTGAGCGTGATGCCGAGGGTGTGACTCAGCGTGCATTGATGTGCGACTCTGATGGCCTTTGGTTGGCCAAGGATCGCTCTGGCAAGTTGGAGGCTTGGGAAGCGCCTGATCTGGGTGCAATCATCGCCAAGATTGGGGGCAAAGCATGAATCAACCAGCATTTCCAATTCACAACCACGGGGCGCAGACGCTTGGGATGCATCTCTCAGGCATGACCTTGCGTGACTACTTTGCAGCTAAGGCAATGGAGCAAGTTGACTGGTCAAATACTGGTGTTATCGCTGGTGCTGAAACTTGTTTTGAATTGGCAGACGCAATGCTGAAAGCGAGGTCAGCATGACCGCCAAGGTGTTGCCCAATGACATGAACGAGCTGGCCAGCATGTGGCTAGCTGCTAAGAAGCAGGAAGAAGATGCGACAGCGGATCGACGCGATATTGAGGACCACATCAAGAAGCTGGCAACTATTGCCGAAAACCTTGAAGGCACAGAGACCGTTGAGCCTGGTCGATTCGAGATCAAGATCGTTGGTCGCATCGACCGCAAAGTCGACGGAGACAAGGTGCAAGAGCTTGCCGCTGAGTTCGGTCTGACAGATCACTTGGCCAAGCTATTTCGCTGGAAGCCTGAGATCAATATGGCGATCTGGAAGGCAGCAGACGAGTCCATCACCAAGCCGCTTGCGGCTGCAATCACGGCCAAGCCTGGCCGCCCATCTTTCAAAATTATCCCCAAGGAGTAAATCATGGCTTTTTTAAACGAAGAATTTAACGTCAACGAACTGCCCCAAGGCAATGGCAACTTTGAGCCTCTGCCTGCTGGCTGGTACACCGCCACCATTTCTCAGTCTGAGCTGAAGGCAACCAAGGCTGGCAATGGCCAGTACATCAAACTGCGCTATGACATTACTGGCCCAAGCCATCAAGGTCGTGTGGTGTTTGGAAATCTGAACATTAAGAATGCCAACCCCAAGGCCGAGGAGATTGGTCGCCAGCAGCTGGGTGACATCATGCGTGCGATTGGCTTGGCCAAAGTGACCGACACCGATCAGTTGATTGGTGGCCAGATCGCCATCAAGTTGGAGGTCAAAGAGGACGCGCAGTACGGTGCGAGCAATGAGGTCAAGGGCTTTAAGTCTGTGTCCGGCAGTGCAGCGCCAGCTGCCAATGTGCCGCCTTTCGTGAAGCAGGCTGAGGTTGCTCAGGCTGCTCCTGCCAAGGCCGCACCACCTTGGGCTAAGAAGTAAGCAAAAAAATGCCCAGACTAGCGCGAACTGGTCTGGGCAAACTCATCAAAGGAGAGACAACATGAAAATCCCTGAGCCAGATAATAGCATCCAGTCCTTGATTGACAAGCACCATGAGGCCATTGCCGAGGTGCCTCGCCCACACCTTGGAGCCAGTACGCTTGGCCATGTGTGTGATCGGTGGCTGTGGCTGTCTTTCCGCTGGGCTGTGCAGCCAACCTTCCCTGGTCGCATCCTGCGTCTGTTCAGGCGTGGCCACCAAGAGGAGGCCAACATCATCAGCGACTTGCGTGCCATTGGCATCGATGTGCGCAAGGTGTCTGCCCAGCACCGTGTCGACTTTGGCAGCCATGTATCTGGCAGCATCGATGCGATCATCGACAAGGGTGTGCCAGATGCGCCCAAGTCCAAACACATTGCTGAGTTCAAAACGGCATCCAAAAAAGCATTTGATGATCTGGAGAAGAATGGCGTGGAGAAGTCCAAGCCTGAGCACTTTGTGCAGATGCAGGTCTACATGGCTGGCACTGGCATCGATCGTGCGCTGTATTTGACTGTCTGCAAGGATGACGACCGCATCCACACCGAGCGTGTGAAGTTCGACAAGGATGTGGCAGGCAAGGCCATTGCTCGCGGCCAGCGCATTGCTTTGAGTGACCGCATGCCTGAGCCGATCAGCTCGGATGCAAGCTGGTATCAGTGCAAGTTCTGCGATGCGCATGAGTTCTGCCACCAGTCCAAGACCACCAAGCATGTGAATTGCCGCACTTGCGCTTTGGCCACACCAATGTCTGACTCGACTTGGCACTGCACCAAGTGGGATGCTGAGATTCCTTTGGATTCCCAGCGCACTGGCTGCGAGTCGCATGTCTTGCACCCTGACCTGGTGCCTTGGCAGCGCAAGGATGGTCCTGACGAGTTCACGGCTGTGTATGAGATCAATGGCGTGAATCTGGCCAATGGCGATCCTGAGCAAGAAGGCGTTTTTGGCTCCAAAGAGTTGTTGGCCAATTCCAATGCCTGCGCTAGTGGTGATCCATTCATTGCTGAGATGCGCAAGGACTTTGGTGGAAGGATTGTGGGATGAACAAACAAGGAGAATTGAATGAGTTGGCTTTATTCGCAGGCGCTGGTGGAGGAATACTTGGGGGACATTTGCTCGGATGGCGAACCGTCTGTGCAGTCGAATGGGAACCCTACGCAGCTTGCGTACTTGTCGCCAGACAAAATGACGGACTTCTCCCGCCTTTCCCGATTTGGGATGACGTTCAAACCTTTGACGGACAACCGTGGCGAGGAATTGTTGACGTTGTTTCGGGAGGCTTTCCCTGTACGGACATTTCCATCGCAGGTCGAGGAGCAGGACTCGACGGAGAGCAGTCCTCAATGTGGTACCACATGGCGAGGGTGGTTAGCGAAGTTCGACCCAGATTCGTATTCGTGGAAAACAGCCCAATGCTCATTCATCGAGGACTCGGACGAGTCCTTGGCGACCTTTCCAGTCTCGGGTATGACACGCGATGGACTGTTATGGGAGCAGTCGATGTTGGCGCACCGCATCAAAGGGACAGAGCGTGGATTGTGGCGCACTCCAGACACGGGGGGGGGGGCCCTCTGGCCTACTCAAACAAGGCCAGAATCATCGAAAGAATGGCCAGCCCATCCAGATCAGATTGGTGGACCAAGTGAACAATCCAAGGCTGTGGCCAACACCGGTGGCCAGAATGCACAAAGACGGTGGAAATCCATCGGAGTACAAGAGGAACGAAATCCCCCTAGCGGCACAGGCTGGTGGGCCTCTGAACCCAACGTGGGTCGAGTGGCTGATGGGGTGGCCGCAAGAGTGGACCGACTTAAAGCCATTGGCAACGGACAAGTTCCAAAAGTGGCAGCAACAGTCTGGAGACTTTTAAATGCTCCGTGACTATCAACAGCGCACCATCGACGAGCTGTACCGATGGTTTGAGGCTGGCAATGCTGGCAACCCATGCCTGGTCCTGCCGACTGGCTCAGGCAAGTCGCACATTGTGGCTGCGCTGTGCAAGGATGCCTTGCAGAACTGGCCAGAGACTCGGGTGCTCATGCTGACCCATGTCAAGGAGCTGATCGAGCAGAATGCCGAGAAGATGCGCCAGCATTGGCCTGGTGCACCGATGGGCATCTACAGCGCCAGCATTGGCCAGAAAGACTTGAGCGAGCCGATCACCTTCGCTGGCATCCAGTCGGTGCGCACCAAGGCGCGTGAGCTTGGCCACATCGATCTGGTGATCATCGACGAGTGCCACTTGGTCAACCACAAGGACGAGGGTGGCTATCGCAAGTTGCTTGGCGAGTTGAAGGCCATCAATCCGCACCTACGCGTGATTGGCCTGACTGCCACGCCTTACCGCTTGGGGCATGGCCTGATAACCGACAAGCCTGCGCTGTTTGACGATCTGCTCACGCCTGTCAGCATCGAGGAGCTGGTGTTCAAGGGTTATTTGGCCACTCTGCGCTCCAAAGTCACCAAGGCCAAGCTGGATGTGAGTGGCGTGAAGAAGCGCGGAGGCGAGTTCATTGAGTCCGAGTTGCAGGCCGCTGTGGATACAGACGACAAGAATCAGGCTGTGGTACATGAGGTCATGGGATTGGCCGGTGAGCGCAAGGCATGGCTGTTTTTCTGTGCTGGCGTGAGGCATGCCGAGCATGTGGCCGAAGTCCTGCGCCAACGTGGTGTGACCGCTGAGTGCGTGACTGGTGAGACACCAAAGAAAGAGCGCGAGCGCATGCTGGCTGACTTCAAGGCTGGCCGTGTGCGTGCGCTCACCAATGCCAATGTGTTGACGACTGGATTTGACTACCCAGACATCGATCTGGTGGTGATGTTGCGCCCGACCATGAGCGCCAGCCTTTATGTCCAGATGGCAGGCCGTGGCATGAGGGTCAAGAGCCACACCGATCATTGCCTGGTGCTCGACTTTGCCGGTGTGGTCGAGTCGCATGGCCCGATTACCAATGTGCAGCCCCCCAAGAAGGGTGGCGATGGCAATGGCGAGGCACCAGTCAAGGTGTGCGATCACTGTGGGGAGCTGGTGCACATCTCGGTGATGCTTTGCCCTTCATGCGGTGAGCAGTTTCCTGAGCCAGTAAAAAAATCGATGGTGTTGCGAAATGACGACATCATGGGTCTGGATGGCCAAGAGCTGGAGGTGACGAGCTGGACATGGCGCAAGCACATCAGCAAGGCCTCTGGCATCGAGATGCTGGCCGTGACTTACTACGGTGGCCTGAGCGATACGCCAATCACCGAGTATTTGCCGATCATGCATGAAGGTTATGCAGGCCAGCGTGCAATGAGCCAGCTGCTGAGTATTGCCAACAGCGCCAGCATTGTGCCTGGTGGTCTGAATGTGAAGACGCTGGAGGACATGGTGCAGAACATGAACATGGCCACGCCACCAGAGTGGATCGAGTATCGCAAGGACGGAAAGTTTTTTAGGGTAATGAAAAGGAGCTGGGAATGACAGTTGAAGAACAAATGAATCGAATGCACAAACTCAAGGTTTGTGATGT